TTTTAAGTCATTAAGCGAGGACTCTGTGAGCATGCTTCCAGCGCATACACGCGAATTTTACGCAGCAAGGCGAGACGCACGAGCCAAAGTAAAGGACTGGCTCACCAAACTCCAGCCCTCCATCAAAGAGGTGCCATCCAATGGTTGATGAAAGTGAATTGAGGAAGCTGGCTGAGGACATAATTAAGTACAGTGCCGTCATTAAAGATGATGATCCCTGGTCTACAGCAAGCTGGTACAAAGCGCAGGAAAAGTGTGCTCGCCAAGACTTTGCAAAAGTCGCCAACCCCCAAGCCATCCTGCACCTGCTAGACGCCCTCGAAGCCCTGCGCAAAGAGAATGCGCGGCTGGTTGAGGTGAATGCTGAGTTGGGGGGGCTAGCTAAGTTGGCTGTTCCAAGCGAGGAAGAGGTAGAGATATGGGATCGTCAATCGCATTGCGCGCACCACAACTGCGACGAACACGAATGGTTTATGAGCCGGCGCAGAGAAGAATGGAGCGCCAAACACAACGCCCGCGTAGCCGAGCTGCTGTCTCCCGAACCCGCCAGCCAGGGACAAGGGGGTGGGATATGAACAAATGCACAGGGATTGACCATCGTCACAATAAATGGCCACTGGGTCAGCGCGTCGGTACGCATATCAATTCGTGGTACGTCGAAGGCAAGGTTAACAAACACGGCCCCGAATTGAAGCATTCATGCTGGGTAGCGTTTGATGTTGTCGTTGATAAACGAGACGGTAACGGGGCACGGTTCTGCCACATCATTCCTTTTCGCTGTATGAAAAAATTGCATCCAATAATACCGCGCACCAAAAAGCCTTGGTACAAAACCGGCATATACGCCGCCTCATGGCGAAGGGGGTAAGTGAAGGAGCTTTTACTTTTACTGTTACTTACTGAAAAAGACCCTATTAAGCGCGCTGAACTGGCCAAGACATATCTGAAAATCGCTTTGTGGGTATTCGGACCATTCGCAGTGCTGGCTATCGTGTCAGTAATTATTTCTTGAGGAGGAAACAGCAATGACCACCGATAAAGAGCTGAAGGCTTGTCCGTTCTGCGGCGGCAAGCCGGTAGAAGAGGCAACGGCAGCCCTGGAATATCACGGGTCCGCACATCAAACCTGCTGGATTGAATGCAGTGAATGCGGCATTGAAGGTCCGCATGTTGAGATAGTTGACGAACAGCCAGCATACCAAGTGGTGCGTGATAAGTGGAACACCCGCGCCGAGCAGCCAGCGCCATCCACCAAGTGGGGGCCATTCCATCACAGCAATGGTGTGATCTGTTGCGGCACCCTGCGCGTTGCACGGGCTGATTTTGACAACGATGCCACACCGGAAGTGCAGGCGGAAATTCTCGATGCTTTGTGCGGGCAGCAGCCAGCGCCAGTGCAGTCGAAGCTGGTAATAGATGCCTTGATGCTCGGCGCTGCGTGCTTGGAAAGAGCGGCAGAGGAATTTGCAGAAGGCAGCAGGCTTGAAACCTTGTACATGGAAAGTGCAAAGCAGTTGCGACTCACCACCCCACCCCCGGTTGCCGATACCGTAAGGGTGAGCCGACAAGCTCTTCAAGACATGGTTGAGTTTTGGTGTAGTGGGTGCGATGCGGAAACAATAATCCCTCGCGACAGTCCGCTTGGTATATTGCAAGCCGCCCTCTCCCCTCCATCAGCACCTGACGATGTCGCTATCCGACTGCACTACACCTCCTGGCTTCGCCGCGTGATGGTTAACGGAGGTATCGAGATCGTAGAAGGCACGAGCTATGACGACATGCTGACTCAGCTGGCTAAAGCGCTCGGGGAGCGGAAGGTGTCTGACGATACCGTAAGGGTGAGGGTTGCAGCACTCCCTCGATACTCATTATTCAATCATTGCGGAACATACATGCTGTTGCCGTGCGATGGTGGAACTTACGTTTTTTGGCCTGAGTTAGAAGCCGCCCTCTCCCAATAACCAATTTCAACCCAGCCTTAAGGAGGCTAAAATGTCAGTAAGTAATAAAGTAACTGAAAGAGTAGATGAACTCTACAAAGCTTTTGTACAAGAAGGAGTAATCCAAAACCGTGAAGACCTCTACGGAATTTTCTTCGGGTTAATTCTTAAAATAGAGTTTCGCAACAAAAAAACTACAGAAGAAATTACTCAAATGACGAATCTTTGCATCGTAGAGTATGAAAATCTGCTGGTAGTAGCGAAATTACTCCGCTCGCTTCTTCCGAAAAAAGAGGCTGATGCCAGTTCCCCTCGGGATGAGGGAAAGTATACTGAACTCTACGCCGCTGCCCGTGAGTTTTTGGGTAAGCCTCCGTTTACCAAGGAAGGGCCTGGATACCAAAATGCTAAAGTTAAAGATCGAGTTACCGGCAAATTTACCCTTAACGAACAGCTCCATGTGCTCACTATCGTAGCACTTGAAGCCAACTAGGAGTCCGTCATGCCCCGCCCCGTTAAAGCAATTCCGACTGTTTCCAAGCACCTTCGTATCCGCGAGGACCTCATTGCGCAGGTGGAGTTAATGCTCTTCTCCGACTTGGAAGGAAAGGTGCCCTACGGGGCTTTTCAAGAGTATATTGAGGGGTTGATTATGAAGGACTTGCTGGAAAGAAAACCGATTTTGAATGCTCTACCCAATCACTCCCAGGAACCTCAATCATGAGCCTGAATGCCGAACAACAATTCGCCGTGGAAAGCATGGCGCAGTTTCTCAAAACCCCCAATCAGTCCTTCTACCTTCTCAAAGGCAGTGCCGGGACGGGGAAAACCTACTGCATGAAACACCTAGCCGAACTTGTCAAGGGCCGTCTCATCTTCACCGCCCCGACGAATAAAGCGACCAAGGTTCTCCGCGACAGTATGACGACGGAGTCCTACCGCCCGCAGTGCAAGACAATCTACTCTCTCCTCGGGCTTCGACTAGAGGCTAATGGGGAAGTAAAAGAACTCGCTCATCCAGAGGAGGAAGTCGACCTTACTCAATTCGCTGCCGTCGTTGTTGATGAGGCTTCGATGGTTAATGCTGTTCTCTGGAACTTCATTCAGGAAGTCTCCGAAACGCAGGGAGTAAAATTCATCTTCATGGGCGACCCGGCGCAGATTCCTCCGGTTGGGGAGGAACGTTCCGTTATCTGGGACAAGTGCGATGTTGTTTGCGAGCTGTCAAAAGTCATGCGATATGACAACCAGATCTTGAAGCTCGCGACTCATCTCCGCTCACAGGTGGATCATCATACCCCGAGCTTCAAGCGAGCGATTGATAATGACGGAACGGAAGGGGTATGGGTTCTTCCCTCTTCCACATTCGAAGCCGCAATCATCGACTACGCCCGCGATGATAAGTTCAGCGAAAAGAACTGTGCGAAGGTCATCGCATGGCGGAACGCTACTGTCGACAGCTACAATAAACTCGTCCGTTCGTATATCTTCGACAATGCCCATGAATGCCCTTGGCTCGTCGGGGACCGGTTGATTCTCATGCAGCCTGCAAAAGACGTGGAGGACAAACCGATTGCCTCAACCGATGATGAAGGCACTGTCACCCGCGTAATCGACGGGTTCCACCATTCCTATCGGGAGTTCCAGGTCCGTTACCTCAGCGTGACGTTAGATGAAAACCGGCCTATTACTCTCTGCGTGCTGCACGAGAATTCCGCTTCCGCATTTGCTCGGTATGAGAAATCGCTTGCGGAGGAAGCTCGCCTCGACCGCCGGAAATGGAAAGCCTTCTGGCAGTTTAAGGAATCATTCCACACAGTCCGCCATGCCTATGCAGTTACCTCTCACCGTGCGCAGGGCTCGACCTACGAATCCGTTTTCGTAGACTGGCGGGATATCCTCCTCAATCGCAATCGGCAGGAAGCCTTCCGTTGCCTCTACGTCGCTTGCACACGGGCGAAAAAGCAATTGATGCTCGGGGCCTAGTACTTCATAAATAGTTCTTGCAAGCTGGGCAGGGATGCCCTATTATTGGTCCAATCTATTCCCCCACAGAGGTATTCAGCAATGGCAATTTCCACCGAAGCGCAGGCAAAGGTTCAACTTCTCCGGCAAAAAGCCCGCGAGGGTACGCTGACACCAGCGGAGGCAAAGGAAGCAATCATCATGCTGAGGCAGGACCGGACATTCGCGCAAGCGACCTCGACGAAGGCTAAGGCTGCGAAGGCAAAGCCGAGTGGGGATGATTTGCTCTCCGAGCTGGAAGGACTTTAACAGTTAACCATCAACAACAAAGAGGCTTAGACAATGACAGAACCGAAAAAAGTAACAATGACGATTTACCTTTGCCGAACTAAATATGACAGCTGGGTTCCTTTTAACGCCGACCCAAGAGAGTGCGGATTGGGGGCAGACTATATTATCCATGCGCAGCAGGAAGTTACTTTCCACCTCACACGTACAGATGAAGAAATTCTTGCGGAGCGCATTACCGCCTTGCGTAAAGAGCAAGATCGCATTCGGGCGGAGGCTGAGCACAGATGGCAGACTGTAGAAGATACCATCAACAGTTTGATTGCTCTGCCCAACCTTTCTACTCCTCAGGGGGATAATGATGTCTCGCTCTAAGCTCCTCTTCCCCCCAACCATCGACTCCACCATGCTGGCTTCCCTCCGCTCATGCCCGCAAAAGCTCATGCGGACGTATATGGAACATTGGAAACCCAGGTCGGAATCCGTTCATCTTGTTGCCGGCGGCGCATTCGCCAAGGGCGTTGAAGTCGCGAGGAAAGCATTCTATGAGCAGTCTCAATCCCGTGAAGATTCTGAGGCAGCTGGTCTCCAAGCTCTTTTCGAAGCCTACGGAGATTTCCAGTGTCCTCCAGACTCCGCCAAGTCTCTCGAACGTACAGCGGGAGCCTTGGAATTCTATTTCACGAATTATCCGCTGGGAGACGATGGGATGGTTCCGGTGGAGTTCCCCGGTGGAAGAAAGGCGATTGAGTTCTCCTTCGCTGAACCTCTGCCTTTCATCAATCCTGAGACCGGAGACCCAGTGCTCTATACTGGCCGAACTGACGCGATCATGCACTTTGCGGGAGGAGTATATGTTGTCGATGAAAAAACTACAAGTTCGCTGGGACCTTCGTGGTCTCGTCAATGGGAAATGAGAGCCCAGTTCACCGGCTATTCGTGGGCTGCGAAAAACGCAGGACTTGAGCCTGCTGGAACTATCATTCGCGGAGTGTCTATTCTTAAGACCAAATATGATACCCAGCAAGTCGTAACCTACCGCGCACCATGGGAGATTGATCGCTGGCTGGAGCAGACTGTCCGAGACCTCGAACGCCTGCAGCGCATGTGGGAAGAGAACTGGTTCGATTACGCCCTCGATCATGCTTGCGCGGAGTACGGAGGCTGCAGCCTTCTTCAGGTCTGTAAGTCGCCTTCACCTGAAGATTGGTTGAATACCTACTTCGAGCAAAGAGTCTGGGACCCATTAGCACGGCAGGAGATCACTGTTCAGGAATGGGAAGGGCAGTGGAGGAAGCAGTCGTGATTCTTTGTCTAACCTCACTCCAGACCCATTTACCGCTCTTGGTAAATTTCGATTTCGTACAGCTATGTGTGACCAATGCTACGAAAGAGGGTGCAACTTTAATTTATTTTCATTTGGATGAGGAAGTTATAAATGTAAAGGAATCTGTGCAGGAAATTGCTGCCCGATTAAATGCACCAATTACAAAATCGTAATCGGAACCAATAACCATGAATTTCACCTTCGCTTACACAGTCGATGGCATGCAGCCACAGCTCTCCCATTTCTCCGCCGGATGGGAGCCCTACAGCCTCGCCTACTTCTGCCCCCATTGCGGGGAAATTTGGGCGCGGGCGACTCGACTGGAACCTCTTACCAATCGCCGTACGGGACCGTATTTCGTCCAGCAAGCTCCCTGCTCCCCATGCGCCGGCAATCCTGCAATCCTTCCTTGGGAAGTCCCCGGCTCGCTCTTGCATTATTCCCGCCTTGGTAAGCAGTCCGTCCCTATTACTTTCTGGGCCCAAGCCCTCGAACACCTTCCACCCGAGATTCTCAGCCGAGATCTCGATATGCTACTCAACCATCTGGAGAGAACTGAAAATGGGAACTAGAGAAGACCGACTTGCCGAGGTCCGGCAAGATGTAATTGACAAAGCGCTTAGCTTCCGGCTTTGTTTCCGCGAGCTGTCGACGGCGATCAATACCTCCGCGAATCTACAAGGATTCTGGTCAACAAGCGTCGGCGAGAACAAAGCAGAGAAAATCGCCCTCATGCACAGCGAGCTGAGCGAAGCTCTTGAAGGGATTCGGAAGAATCTCCCCTCCGACCATCTTCCAGGATTTTTAATGGAAACGGAAGAACTTGCTGATTGCATCATCCGGATTATGGATTATGCACAGCATTTCGACCTCCCACTCGCCGACGCCATCACGGAGAAGGTGAAATTCAATACCACGAGGGAATATCTTCATGGAAAGAAATTCTGACACAGTTCGAGTTCTCCGCCTTATAGAGTATACCGGTCCTCGGGACAGGGTAGAAGCTAATCTTCATCGGCGTGCTGTAAAAGGCTATGCGGAATACGGATTAGTGAAGATGCGAGAAACTCTTCTCGGCGAATTTCCAGAAATAATTACTAGACAGGAGTATTTAAATGCAACAGATACCAGTAACACAGCCAGCTCAGAAATCCGCCCTCCCCGGCCCGAACATCATGCTGATGGGACCGTCGGGGACGGGGAAGACCCACTCGATCGGGACCCTGGTTGAAGCCGGCCTCACCGTAGTTTACTTCGCCTATGAAGCCGGGGCGGAGGCCCTTCTCGGATATTTCACCGACGCGGGTAAACCAGTTCCCCCGAACCTCCATATCTGCACGGTAAAAGCCCCTTCGGCCTCTTTCCTCGAAATGGCGGAGAACGTTAAGTCCGTCTCCCAGCTCTCATACGAAACTCTCAAAAAGCAAATTGACCCCGGCAAGTCCAAGTACAATCAGCTGGAAATGTTCCTGCGATCCTTCAACGACGTGACGACGGATGCCGGGGTAAAGCTCGGGGCAGTGTCGAGCTGGGGACCGGGATACGCTCTCGTTATCGACGGTCTCACCGGCCTCTGCGATAGCGCGATGAAGGCTTGCATCGGCGGAAAATTCGACCGGGATC